CTCACTAAACGAATCTGATAAATTTACAAGTTGGTATGATTGGAAAGATCAGGCTAAGAGTAGTGGGTATACTATTACGAAAAAAGATAATAAAATAGTAGCATTGAACAAACAAGACCAAGTAGTGGGTCATTGGTCTGATGTTGGCAAGTTCCTAAGTGGTAAGGCACCTCGTCCAAATTTCAAACGACCAGACGAGCAAGGTGTGGCGGAAGATTTAGATGCTGATCAAAAGCGGGTAGGTCAATTAGGCCCAACAGGTGGACCTGCTAAACCGGGTGACTTAGTTGGCGCCACTGAAAACTTCATCAATACGGTTGACCAAGCTGTTGTATCTGAAGAAGATGAAATGACTGAAGGTATTGTGAAAGAAGGGCAAGATGACTTAGACCGTATCTTACAGATTATGAAACACAGAAGATAAGGGTAAATTACTTATCAAAAACCTCACTTAAAAGGTGAGGTTTGCCATAACTGGCATAAATACTCTTGACGAATCGCTACAAGTAGTGTATACTTGTGATTCGTTAGTTACATAATTATGTGTAGCGAATTGTAAACAAAGACCATCTTAATATAAAGGAAACAAAATGGCTTCACTCCAAGAAATCCGCGCTCGGCTCGCAGCGCAAGACAACAAATCCCAAAACAAAAACTCTTCACCTCAAGGTGACGGCGCTGCCTATCCTCACTGGAATATGGACGAAGGCTCAACAGCTTCTATTCGTTTCTTGCCCGATGATGACAGTAAAAATGAATTCTTCTGGGTAGAAAAACAAATCATCAAACTCCCATTCAATGGAGTTAAAGGTCACCCTGATATGAAGAAGGTTGATGTACAAGTTCCATGCATGGAAATGTATAATGGCAGTTGCCCAATCTTAGCAGAAGTTCGTCCTTGGTACAAGGATGAGACATTGAAAGAAATGGCTAACAAATATTGGAAGAAGCGTAGTTACTTGTTTCAGGGTTTTGTTCGTCAAAATCCAATTGGTGCAGACACTACACCAGCGAATCCTATTCGTAGATTCATTATCAGTCCGCAAATTATCCCAATCATTAAGAGTGGGTTGATGGATCCTGAAATCATGGAATTGCCAACTGACTATCTTAAGGGTCTTGATTTTACAATTAAGAAAACTTCTAAAGGTGGTTATGCTGATTATTCAACTAGTAATTGGTCACGCCGTGAATCAGCATTGACAGAAGTAGAAGCAGCAGCAATTGAAGCACATGGATTGTTTAATCTAATAGACTTCTTGCCCAAGAAGCCTTCAGAAGCTGAATTGCGTATCATCAAGGAAATGTTTGAAGCAAGTGTTGACGGTCAACAATATGATCCTGAACGCTGGGGTCAATACTATCGCCCATGGGGCATTGACGCCCCTTCAGGGTCATCAGCACGAGTTGCAGCAGTCGCACCAGCTAGTCTACCCGCTTGGGAAAAGGATGTTGCAGCAGCAGAGGCATCGTTCACTCCTGCTACAGTTGTAGTTCCGGTAGCAGCGGCAACTACATCAAGTGACAAAGCAGCAGACATTTTAGCCCTTATTAAGGCTAGACAAATCAAGTCTTAATCTTATTAGGGGCCACGGCCCCTAATTTTAGGAAAATATTATGACACTCCCAGACGAAAGATACCGGGCTATGAAGCAAGGTAAAAAATTGTTAGAAGAATTGTGCGATCCTGGTAAAACACCCAGGGTCCCTGGCATAGTTCGGGCTAGGGCACGAGGAGCATTACGACATTATCCAAGTGATTATGATTTGGAAAGAATGGCAGATCAATGTCCCGATATGCTTGATAAAGTATCGTTTACAGATAGAATATATCTGAACCGTGAAATCAATAAAGAAAGAGAGAATATCAATGGCTAAACCGTTTGATGTATCAAAATTTAGGAAAGAAATTACTAAGTCTATTGAAGGACTTAGCATAGGATATAACGACCCAACTGATTGGATTTCAACTGGTAATTTCGGCTTAAACTATTTGATATCAGGTGATTTTAATAAAGGCGTACCTCTTGGTAAAGTTACTGTCTTTGCCGGAGAGTCTGGATCAGGTAAATCATTCATCTGCTCAGGAAATCTCGTCCGACATGCACAACAACAAGGCATATATGTTGTATTAATTGACAGCGAAAATGCACTAGATGAAAAATGGTTGCATGATCTAGGAGTAGACACCAGCGAAACTAAATTGCTCAAGTTGAATATGGCTATGATTGACGATGTAGCAAAGACTATCAGCGAGTTTATGAAATCATATAAAGTTTTGCCAGAAACAGACAAGCCGAAAGTTTTGTTTATCATTGACAGTCTTGGTATGTTATTGACACCAACTGATGTTAATCAGTTTGAAGATGGTAACATGAAAGGTGACATGGGTCGCAAACCAAAAGCACTAACTAGTCTTGTTCGCAATTGTGTAAACATGTTTGGTAGTCATAATGTAGGATTGGTTGCTACTAATCATACCTATGCAAGTCAAGATATGTTTGACCCAGATGATAAAATCTCAGGTGGACAGGGTTTTGTTTATGCAAGTTCAATTGTAGTTGCTATGAAGAAATTGAAGTTGAAAGAAGATGAAGATGGTAACAAGGTTCCCGAAGTAAATGGTATTCGTGCTGCTTGTAAGATTATGAAAACCCGCTATGCAAAGCCGTTTGAAACTATTCAAGTTAAGATTCCATACGAAACAGGGATGAGTCCATACAGTGGATTGACTGATATGTTTGAGAAGTCTGGGGCTTTGAAGAAAGAAGGTAACAGTTTAGTTTTCGTAACTGATTCCGGTGAAATTCTGAAATCATTCCGTAAGGGATGGGAAGCTAATAAAGACGGTTGCTTAGATAAAGTTATGCTGGAGTATACTGGAAAATCTAAAAGTGTGATAAGTACTGTAACCGTTGAAGAGGAAATCACAGAATGAGTTTAGATATTATTGCAGAAGTTTGGGATGCATTGCGTGAACATGTTGATTTGAATGATCGTGGTAATGCAGCAGATACACTTGTTAATTTTTTAATTGACAATAATTATGAAATTGATGATATCAAAGATGCCTTTAAGGATAAAGATATTACCAAAGCATTAAAAGGATATGCCGAAGAACATTTTCAAGACGAAGATGAAGAAGATGATGCTGACGACTGGGACTAAATGAATTGGTATACCCGCATAACAGTAAATCTAGGTGTACTCCCAGATTTCATTCAGTACTTTGAAGCTGAATTAGAACATGCAAAAAAAGAGGTAAAGATATATGGTAATGTTGAAAAGAACATTGCTGCAATACCCGGGGTAACAGAACACAGATTTAATCAATTACAAGAAGTAGAAGCGGTGCTTAACTACTTAAATATTCAATTACGGAAAATTCGCCGAAAACATTTTCAAAAATATTTAGAAGCGTATAATAGAGCATTGACAAGCCGTGATGCTGAAAAATATGCTGAAGGTGAAGATGAAGTAATTGACATGGAAGTTTTGATTAACGAAGTAGCTTATCTTAGAAATAAGTTTTTAGGAATTATGAAGGCATTAGAATCAAAAAATTTCATGCTGGGTCATATTACTCGGTTGCGGGCAGCAGGTATGGAAGATATTACAATAGGTTAACAATGAAAGAAATTACAATTGACTAATTCAAATTCAAATACAAATCAAATTGCAGCGCAGCAAGTATCCCTTAATGCAATCGCTACACAGTCCTTGACACCGTTTGGTGCTAGTGGTGGCATCTTCAACATGAATATTCTTGGGGAAGCTATTGATTGTGATAATAAGTATGTAAAGAAATCTATAGTGGTTGAAACCACAGAAGATGTTTTAGCATTGAGTGTTACTTGGCATAGATTGCGAACACTAATCAATCAAGGTATTAGTACTATAGATAGACCAACTAAACTTACTGATGACATCTTATTCAAAGAAATGATTCAGGAAGATAGAGAAAAGGCTAATATTATCCGTGACTATTACAGCAAGAAACTTATGATGAGTAACTTACGAGGTCAACGGATTTCTAATTATAGAAAAGATTTATCTATATTCATCCATGGAGATGGCAAAGTAGTTAAAGAAGAATTCATGCCTTTGATTTATCGTCTACCTGAATTCCATGAACATGATATCGGCACCGATGAAATGTTTAGAAATTTGAATACTAGGTTTGAAGGGCCAGCGCAAGTATATCCTAAAGTATTAAATTTAACCCCGGTTAAAAAATTCGCATACAAACGCAAATCAGGAAAATTCGTTGAGTATTGGTTAAAAGACAGTGATAATATTCCGTATAAGATTGAAGTTTCTGCTATTAATGAATTGATACACTTGTGGGATTACTTTTTTGACAAAGGTCAATCTATAAGTTTAGATGGGTTAATTAAATTCATGGAGCGTGACGGGGTACATTTTAATAAACTATTTAAGTGGACTCTAGCATAATTATTGTTCTGGTCAGATCAAAATCTGAGGTTGACAGTAAATGGCTTTGGGTATATAATAGATACTTAGATTGATTAAAGGACACTAGAATGACTAAGCAATTTGTACAAGTTAGCGCCCGCAAAGACAGCAATAATTTCATGTACTGTACCAACATGAGCCTGATGGAAAATCAGAAACTGTCTTACCATCAGGCTCTGCGTAAATTGCAAGTTATGGTTGATGAATATGAACTGAATGGATACAAAGTTGAGTGGACCACTAAAAGTTTTGATGCAGTGGACGAGGAATATTACCGCGAATTGTTTGCTTAAACTTGACATTAAATGGTTTTGGGTATATAATAGAGTCTTATTCAGTCAAAAGGAGTTGTTCATGGCTTACAAAGTTGTCGCAGACAAGCATCAAATGGATGAAATGCGTACTAAGTACGGTCCGCGTAAGGGTCTGGAAGGCCCCTTCAACTTCACCGGTCGAGTGTTGTATTATGACAACATAGAGGGTCAGTACTATGATCCTAAATCGGATTTTTATGTTGAGCAGTCTGAAATGGACCTGATCCATCAGCGAATCGTGAACATACTGAAGGCTTGACAGTAAATGGGTTTTCGTATATAATAGACTCTTAAACAGTTAATTAAAGGAATCAAAAATGATTACTACACTCGCACAATTTATTCAGCAATGTGAAGTGTCCTCAAATGATCAAATTTATGAAATGTTTGAATTCAATTGCAACGACACTGTCCGTACTGAGGTTTATTTCTGGGCCGATCTTGAAAGCTCGGAACCTTTTCGTAGTGCTATGTTCAATCTAGGGTTTACTGACTATTGACATTAAATCAATTCGGGTATATAATAGAGTCTTAATCAGTTAATTACAGGAGTTTTTATATGTCAACAATTCGCATTCTCGCTGGCTCTTATCGCAATAACACCGTTGCTGGTGAAGTGTTTACTCTGGTCAAGGGTTATCAAGTTGGCAAAAAGGGCGGTTTTGTTACTGTTAAAAATGAAGGTCAGCTTGAAGTAGGTGGTCCTCAGGTCCGTATCAATCTTCAAAGCATTGAAGATATTGAATTTATGAACGGAGAGCATATGATTAGTAATACTGTAGAATTCAAGGTAAGGCATGAAGTGCCCGCAGAAACTGAAGAAGAAGCAATGAATCGCATTGCCGAACGATTTGGCATTCTTGATGAAATGGCTCGTGCATGTATCAGCGGTGATATCCGTGCAATGATTGTTGCAGGCCCTCCGGGTGTTGGCAAGAGTTATGGTGTTGAGACACAAATGGAAAAAGCTAGCATGTTTGACAAGATTGCCGGCAAGAAGGTTCGTTTCAATGTCGTCAAGGGTGCAATGACTGCACTTGGGCTGTACACACAATTGTACAAATATTCTGACACAAAGAATGTACTGATTTTTGATGATTGTGATAGCGTGTTCGCCGATGAGTTGGCATTGAACATTCTGAAAGCAGCATTGGATTCAGGTAAGACTCGCAAAATTTGCTGGAATAGTGACAGTCGTTTGCTGCGTGAAGAAGGTATCCCGAACGAATTCAAATTCAATGGCAGTGCTATCTTTATCACTAACTTGAAGTTTGACAATATCAAAAGCAAGAAGTTGCAGGATCACTTGGAAGCATTGCAAAGTCGTTGTCACTTTCTGGACCTGACGATCAATAGTGAGCGTGACAAAATGTTGCGTATCAAGCAAGTGCATCGTGATGCAGACGGCGGCTTGTTCAAGGACTATGGCTTCACTCCTGAATTGGAAAATGAAGTGTTGGATTTCATGTGGGAAAATCATAGCAAGTTGCGTGAATTGAGTTTGCGTATGTGCTTGAAGATTTCTGACCTGATCAAGATCAGCCCAGCAAACTGGAAAAATCTTGCTCGTACTACTTGTATGCGGACTTAACTCTACAGTGTGAGTAAAGGGCAATGTCAAT